CCGTCGACAGATCCAGCGTCGTACCGCCCTGTGGCTTCGCATCCACCGTGGTGCCCTTCGGGGTGTTCTCGAACTGCACCTTGATGGTGGCTCCTCCCGCCTGGTTGCCGCCGAGCGCGAAGCCAGGTCCCGGATCGCGCAGCCACTCCGATCCGGGCGGCAGCGCTGGAGCCGGGTTTTCTGCCTGCCTCCATAGATCATCAGAGCGGGTGCGCTCGAGGTTGGCATCCGCCTCTCGCGAAAACGCGGACTGACGCCCCTCGGCGATCCGAAACCTTCGCGACTTGGGCAACGCGCCCGAGGCAATCAGCTTCGATTCGAGGTCGGTAGGTGCGCGTTCGTTGCCTCCGGGGAGGGCTCCTGTCGCGATTGCTTTTTCCTCGGCGTCGAACGACTTGGACGTCCGCGGGCCGCCCGTTTGCTGGATCGTCTTGGTCAGCAGGTAGAGCTCGGCCAGGCCAGCCGTCAGTGCGGCAAGGCTCGCGATCGCCCAGCCGAACGGCGTGGTGAGCAGCGCCGCGCTGAGCGTGGCGACCGATGACAGCAGCGGGCCAGCGAGGACGGCTGCCATGCCGGCAGCAGCCACCTCCCATCCGCCGATGCCTTCGATGAAACCGGACACCGTCTTGACGGCACCGCTTACCGCCTCTACGACCTCGTGCACCGCGCCTGGCAGCTTCTTTCCGATGTCCTCTGCCCACTGCCTGACGTCCTCGCGATGGTCTGAAACCCAGTGGGTCATGTCATCGACGATCTGCTTGATGGCCGGGCTGAGCCCCGTCAACAGAGCGGCCTTGATCCCCTGCACGGACGCGTGCAGATCCTTGAACGAGTCGTCGACCTTGCCAGCGCCCTCGGCAGCTTCCTCCTGCGAACCTGCCAGGTTGATGAACTGGCCCTGCAACTCGAGGAGACCTTTCGATCCGCGCGCAAGAAGCGGGGCGAGCGCCGAATCTCCCACCGTCTTTTTCGCGAGCGCGAGACGCTTCTGGGGGTCGGTGATTTTTTCCATCGCGTCGGCGAGCAGTCTGAACGCAGCCTCGTTGCCTTTCGTGGCCTTCAGCTGGGTGACGAGCGCTGGGCTGATCGAAGACAGGAACTTCAGCATCTTGCCGCCGCCGGCCCGCAGCTGCCCCATCGACTCGCCGAACGAGGTGAGGCCTTGGTCGAGCGACTCGACGGAAGCGCCCGAGCGCTCCGCCGCGAACCGCATCGACGCTAGGAAGTCGACCGTCACGTCGAGCCGGTCGGCCAGGTCACCCATGTTGTCGAACTCATCGACGAGCGACTTGACCCCAATGACCGCAGCCGCGACCACGCCTCCAACGACGGCGACCTTTTCGACGACGCCAGCGACCGCGTCGCCTACCCCTCGAAAGCCGTCCATCACCGAGTTGAATCCGCTCTTGTCTCCGAACTTGCTCAGCGCGGTGCCGAGGTCTCGGGTCGGCTTCGTGACCTCGTCGATCCGCTTGTTGACGGCGTTGATCCCGGCCGTCGCCTTGTCGACGGTTCGGATGATGATCGACAGGGACTGCTGCTTATCGGCCACGTCGATCCTCCTCGTAGCGTAGCCACCAGAACTCGAGGTCCCACGCCTCCATTTCCCAGACCTCGCTCGGCTGGAATCCGAACGCCTTGACTATCCGTCCGAGGATGGTTGGCCAGGCCGCCGGATACCGAGAAAAAAATCGTCAACGACACCCATCACCTCGCCGAGATCGGGACCGCTGAGCTCGTCGATGACCTCGCGTGGCTGGCCGCTGAGCTTGCCGGCGAAGTCGATCTGTTGGCCCATGGCCGGCTTTCGCTCGTCGTAGCTGCGCAAGTCCTTGGCCTTGAGCGGGCGCAGGGTGAGCTTGGTCAGGGGGACGTCGAGCGGCACTCCATCGACCTCGGTGATCGGCGTGCGGAGACGGATGACCACGGGGCAGGGTGCCGGCTGTTGCGGGGTCGCTTCATCGCTCATCGCACGGCCTCCATCGTCTCTCCGATCCACTTCACCTCGAGCTCGCTCTCCGCGGTCGTGCCCTTGCCTGGCGCGGCGTAGAAGCCGTGCTTCAAGCTGAGCAGCTTGCCGTTCGCGAGCTTGAGCGAGACGGTGGCGTCGGTGACGGCCTTCAGCTTGGCGATATCGAGCGTTCCGTCATCGGTCACTTGGCCTGAGATGTACGGCGCGATGCCCTTTTCCGTGTACCCTTGGACCTCGCCGCCGGAGCCGATGACCTCCGTTCGCTCGACGCCGCCGACGTTGAACTCGAAGTCTCCCTTGGCCCGCTGGACCACGCCGTCCACCTGGACCTGGATGATGCCGCCGATGCGCTGAGCCATGACGATGTGTCCTTGTCCTTACGCGCCGAGCCGGAACTGCATCTGTGCAGCGACGACGATCAGCTGAGCCATGAGGTTGGGTGGCAGTAGGAAGTTGAGCCGGTTCGGATCGGTGCCGTCGATCTCGACTTCGAGGTTTGCGGCAAACGCGTCGACGTTCTGCACGAGCCCGAGGCCCTGCATGTCGGTGAACCAGTGGATCGCCTCGGCCTTGGCCATCAGCGGCGTGAGCACCGCGAGCCCGTTGCCGAGCTTCACATCGTCGCCGGCGAGCATGTGCCGCGGGTACTTGTTCTGGATGTAGGTCCGGAACTCGAACCGCAGCCGGAGCAACGTGAGCATCGTCGTGACGTCGAGGTAGCTCGTGTCGGGAGACCCGGCCGGGCTCGTCTTGTACGTCGTGATCATCCGCTCGAGCTGGACAACGCCGCCGGCCGCCGTCTTGGTTGTCGCGATGCCGTCGTGCAGGAACAGGTTGCGCTCGGTCTGCGACCACTGGTCGGTCACGCCGGTGGCGATCGCGTTCCTGAGCGCGAGGGTCTGGAACGGCCGCGCCGGCGCCGCCTCGCCGGCGATCGCCACGACGCCTGCCACCTCCGAAGCGTGCTCCATCGGCGGTGTGAGCGGCGACGCGCCGGTCTGCGTGAGGATGGAGCTCTGCGCGCTGTTGCGCGAGTTGCCCAGCGTCGTCAGGGTGGACAACGAGCCCGCCGCCGACGTGAATGCCACGCCGTCCATGGAGCGGATGGGTCCGAACCGGTCCAGGAGCTCGGCCTCGATCGCGGTCAGCGAGGTCGCGTCGGTGTACGGATGTGACCAGATCTGGAACCACAGGTCGCCCATCGCGGCGATTAGGTTGGTGAGCGTCGGGTTGGTGGTACCCGCGACCGCCGAGCCCAGCGCGGTGATCGTCATCGCCACGCCCGCGGGCAGCGCCTCGCCGTTGAACCCGACACGCACGTCGTACTTGTTGCCCACCTCGCCCTTGTGGCGAAACGTCAGGGTGACGGTCGAGCTCGTGACCGAGGCCGTGACGGGGAGATCGGTGTTAGCGTTGAAGGCAGCCGCGGTGTTCGTCGCCAGCGCCGTGGTCGCATCGCCGAGCGCGACGGCAACCGGCACGAGCACGCCACCCGAGTAGAAGGCGATCGTCCCGCCCGCGGTCGCTGCCGCGGTGAACACGATGGTTCCCGTCGCCGCCACGCCGGCGCCGTTGTCGGCGAGCACGCCGAGCCAGAGCTCCGTGGTGTTGTTGGAGGCGAACCAGCCGATCAGCTGCCTGTGGAGAATGGAGCCGCGCCCAACCAGCGGAATGCCCTGGTCCACGCTCGTGATCGGGCCGACCACCGTGTCGGCGGTCGCCGAGCCGGCCGCGAGCTTCTGGCCGATGAGCACAGCCTTGTACGGCAGCGACGTGGGGCCTTGCACCGCGGCGGCGGTCGAGAACTCGACGCCGACGAACGGCGTGCGGATCGTCGTGGGCAGCGAGTTGAAGCTGATCCCCATGGCTACCTCGTCACGAGCGGCGCGATGGGCGCCTGCACTGGGTTGTCGATCCGGCGCAGCTCGCCGTCCTTCACGCGACGCAGCCAGAACGAGGTGTCCGGGACCTCGAACTGCGGCAACACCTTGCCGGTTGGCTGACCATCGGGACCGAGCTCGACGCCGACGTAGCGCCCCTTTACGCCCGGCCTGATGGTCTCCGGGTCGCGGAGCAGCTTGCTGGGGTCGACGTACGCAACCTTCATGCTGCCCAGTGCGATCACCGGTGGCCGCGCGATGTCAACGCCGGTGGTGTACCTCGCCGACCACGCGGGGCCCGATGCTGTCGGCTCCGGTCACTCGCTGCGGGACGCCGACGAGATCGCTTGGCAAGTCATCGAGCCGCGAGAGCGGTAGCAATGTGCATGTCGCTAAGGCGCTGACTTACTGCGGGATGTCAAACACGTCGCTCGGCGCGTTGTCGGGCGATGACCCGGCGATCTGCACCGTCGACTTGGCGCGCAGGAACGGCACAGCCGGATCCGGATCGGTCTCGGTCGTGTAGTAGGTGACAGCGTAGATGAGGCGGATCAGCCCAACGAACGGGTCGCCGTTGTCGCTCTGCTGGATCTCAATCTCGGTGCTGGAAAGGATTGCTCCGTGGTCGCCCGCGGTCCCGTTCAGATACCGATTACCGGCCATAGCGGCCTCGATCTCGAGCGCGATCGCGTCCATGGCGTCGTCCACGGGTACGGCCTCTGTGTCCAGCACGCGCGCAACGATCGCGACCCTCGGGTAGCGCTTGAGCTCGCGTGGCTCCGTCAACACGCTGGCCTCGTCCACGCTCTCCTCGAGCGTGTACACCGAAATGATCGGAAGCTCCTCTACGCGCCCCGGCTCGCTGCGCGTCTTGGACACGCGCGATCCAGCCGCGGTGACGCCGGTCAGGGTGTCCACGACTGCATCGCGGATCAGCCTTCGCGGGTGTAGCTCCTGCATCACCGGACCTGCCTGAGCGCGAGGACGATCGACCCGAAGTCGGCCGAGCGGCGCTCGAACACGCGGTAGACCGTGCCGCCGATGTTAAGTGTCGGGTCGTCGAGCAGCGGATCGGCGGGGAGGTCGGCCAGCTGGAGGAACACCGCCGGGACCACGACCTCCACGCCAGGATCGTCAGAGCTGCCGGTCGTCGCCAGGTGGTAAGACGCATCGAAGATGCCGCGGATCGACACGATGACGCCTGTGCGCGTCTGGTAGGTCACAGGCACGGCCCCGAGCACGGCTTGCGCTGTACGGTCCATCGCGGCCACCTGTCGCGCGAACTCGGTGTCCTCGAGTGGCGGTGGTGGCGGCGCAGGCAGGACGGTAGCGCCGCCCGGCTGGCCGCCTTCGAGTCCGCCCTCGATCCCAGTGGACCCCATCAGGTGCCATCCCGCGTTGCGACCGTGATCGCGTTTCCCGTGCGCTGCAGACCCACGCGCGTCTTCGATCCGTCCGCCGACTTGAACGCGTAGAGCCCGTCACCGTCCTGGACGCCGCCGCCGCCGGCCGCGCGCGCCACGATCAGGCGGAAAGCCTGTAGAACGGTCTCAGTGCCCTCGGAGATGGTCGCCCAGACCGCGGCCGCGATCGCGGTCGTGGCCCCGCTCGCGACGGCCTGCACCGAGGCCTTGATGCTGCCGCTGTCGAGGGCGTCCGGTATGCGACCCTGGACGTTGGCGACCAGCGCGGCGACCGCCGTGATCGCGGACCCGAGCGCGCTCGAGGCGACGTCGAGGTTGTCGAGC